TCGGCAGTTACTGCTGTTGATATGTCTACCAAAGGAAGTCTATTAGCAGGGGATGGCTCAGGAAACCCATCGACACTTGGAGTTGGTACAAATGACTTTGTGCTTACAGCAGATAGTAGCGAAGCAACAGGATTAAAATGGGCAGCAGCAGCAGCTGCAGGTGCGACTGGAGCAGGTGGGGATCAAGTATTTGTTGAAAACGAAAGAATAGTTACAACAAGTTATACTTTGTCTACCAACAAATCTGCTATGTGTGTTGGACCACTTACAATTAATTCAGGGGTTACAGTAACAATTCCATCAGGAGAGAGGTTAGTAATACTATGACAGTTAAAGTAAATGCAGATACAAGTGATGGATTAAAGTTTGTATCAGACACAAGTGGGGTAATAGATTTACAAACTAATGGTACAACAAAAGTTTCAATGGACGCTAGTGGTAATTTACAATTTGATTCAGGTTATGGTTCAGTTGTAACTGCTTATGGAGTAAGAGCATGGGTAAACTTCAATGGAACAGGAACAGTCGCTATTAGAGCAAGTGGTGGAGTTAGTAGTGTTGCAGACAGAGGAACAGGTCTATATACAGTAGTTTTATCAACAGCTATGCCTGATAATAATTTTTGTGGAGTAGCAACTGCTATTGATAACAATACATCAGACGATAATAGAAACAGAATAGCAAACGCTTATACAAAAGACGCAAACGAAGTATATGTAAATGCTTTTACTACTGATGGTTCTGCTGATGATGTAAACCAAATTAATGTAGTTGTTGTAAGGTAGATTATGGATAAAAGAATAGTATATATAAACTCAGATGGTTCGATAGTAATATTAACACCTGCTGACTGTGGACTAACTATAGAAGAAATAGCAACCAAAGATGTACCATCAGGATTGACTTATCACATTGTAGATAAATCAGAAATACCAACAGATAGAACTTTTAGGAATGCGTGGAAATGGCAATAGTAACTGACATAACAAAAGCAAAAGTAATAGTAAAAGAAAAATTAAGAGCAGATAGAAAACCTTTACTAGAAGAACAAGACATTCTTTACCAAAGAGCATTAGAAACATCAGCAGACACAACAGCTATAATTGCAGAAAAACAAAGATTAAGAGATATTACAAATGATGTCGATGCTATGTCTACAGAATCAGCATTAAAAACTAAAATGACAGCATTGGAGAGTGAATAATGGCACTAACTTTACATGGCACAGTATCAGATAACACAGTAGCTTTAGATAGAAAGACTGCTACTCCTATAGTTATAAATGGTGATATGAGGATTGCACAAAGAGGAGATCAAACAGGTATAACATCAGGTCAATATATAAACATAGATAGATTTTTTATTAACATGATTAATCTTGGTACATGGTCATTTACTCAATCAACAGACACACCTACAGGTCTTGGCTTTGCAACTTCTCTCAAAATAGATTGCACAACAGCAGATGCATCACCTGCAGCAGCAGATAACTTTTATTTGTCTATGCAAAATGAAGGACAAAATTTACAGATACTAGAAAAGGGAACATCAGATGCTAAAACATCTACCCTTGCATATTGGATAAAATGTAATAAAACAGGGAACTATGTTGTTGAATTGTGGGATAGAACTAATGACCGACATGTTGCAGTATTAAAAACTATTTCATCTGCCGATACTTGGGAAAAAGTTGTATGTAATTTTCCTGCTGATACATCAGGTGCATTAGCTAACACAAATGCTAGGTCTATAATGATATCTTGGGCTTTTGATTCAGGCACAGATTTTACATCAGGCACATTACCAAGCACATGGGCAAGTCGTGTTGATGCAAATAGATTTGTAGGAACAAACTTAGGTCTCGGAGACAATACAGCTAATGAAGTTTTAATTACAGGAGTTCAATGGGAAGTAGGAACATTTGATGTAAACAGTATACCTAGCTTTCAGTTTGAAGATGTAGGTACAAATCTAGCTAGATGTCAAAGGTACTTTACAAAAACTTTAGCAGCACTCGAGGGAAGTTCAGGTGGAAGTGGTAGTAAAAAAGTATTTTGGTATTTCAAACAAACTATGAGAGCAACACCAACAATTTCTTTTGTAAGTGGAGCAAAAGATGGTGATACATTTTTAACAGCAGATGGTTATGGNATCTTTAGGACAGGAGATAACTCAGCTAATATTGGAAGTGGCACAACAGCAGAGTCTGAATTATGATAGTTACATCAGCAAAATATATTCTAAATGAGCATGGTAATAACATTACAATCAATGCAACCATAGATGACAAAAATTTAATTGTTCCAATAGATACAGAGAACACACACTACCAAGCTATACAAGAATGGGTAAAAGCAGGTAACACAATAGAGGAAGCAGATTAATGGCATTAGTAATTAAAGGATCAAGCTCAGGACAAGTAACAGTTGATGTACCTGCTGCAGCAGGAACAAATACTCTTGTAATCCCAGCAGAATCTGGAAACATATTAACTAATTCTACTACAGGAACGATATTACAGGTCGTTCAATCAGAAATTGCAACGACACAGAACACAACAAGCACAGGGTATACGACATCAAACTTGACTGCTAGTATTACACCATCATCAACATCGAGTAAAGTTTTAATGATACTTAATGGTGGCAACTGTCATCACTCTACAAATGGAGCTGCTATTTTGATGGCTTGGCACAGAGATGGGTCTATTATAGGCACAGGTAGTGATGTAGTTCATGCAATAATACAAAACACAAGTGGTACAAATAGTTTCAAAAGCTCATGGAGTGCAAGTTTTTTGGACAGTCCGAGCAGTACATCATCATTAACTTATGCACCATTTTATAAAGTTACTACAGGCACAGGACATTTTAATGAAGCTACTGTAAGAGTCATGCTAACACTATTNGAGGTAAGATAATGAATTGGAGTGATGCAGTAAGAGAAATTTATTCGAGTGTCGTTACTATTAACGACAAAACTTGCACAGATAAAGATGGAAATGAAGTAACAATTAATGAATCTTTAGTAAATGCGAAGATAGCAGAAAATGAATATAAAGAAAAAAGAAAACAAGAGTATCCAAGCATAGAAGATCAGCTAGATGATATCTATCACAATGGAATAGATGGTTGGAAAACAACAATTAAAGCAGTCAAAGACAAGTATCCGAAGGAGTNACAAATGGGATTAGAAACAGGAACATATATAGATAGTTTAAACAGCTCAAATCCTACAGCTACAGATGCTGTATCAGAGGGTGATGACCATTTAAGACTTATCAAATCAACAGTCAAAGCTACATTCCCCAACTTGAGCAATGCAGTCACATCGACACACACAGAATTAAATTTACTAGATGGTGTTACAGCAAACACCACAGAACTTAACTATGTTGATGTTGCAACACTTGGCACAGCAGAAGCATCGAAAGCATTAACTGTAGATTCTAATAAAGATTTTACAGGTGTTAGAAATGCAACATTTACAGGAACAGTAACTATTGGTTCTGATACAGCTACAACATTACAAGCAGTATATCCTGTAGGTTCGATATATATAAATGCAGCAGTTGCAACTAATCCTGGAACACTACTCGGTTTTGGAACATGGGTAGCATTTGGTGCAGGTCGTGTTATGGTAGGTATAGATTCTACTGACACAGACTTCGATGCAGCAGAAGAAACTGGTGGTGCAAAAACACATACATTAACCACCTCTGAATTGCCATCTCATAATCATGCTTATACTGGACAACATACAGGAGACAACTCTAATGGATTGCATCATCATAGCAGTTCAACAAAAATAGCTGTTGGTGATGATACAAGCGAAAGAACTGTAAGCAGAACTGTTGATTCTACTGGTAGTGGTTCTGCCCACAACAACTTACAACCATATATCGTAGTATATATGTGGAAAAGGACTGTATAAATGCCTGTATTTCAAGCACCCCCACCAAAAGGTCTTATAAAAGATGTAAACAATACAATNATACCTTTTGAGTTTTACTCAGAAGCATCTAATGTTAGGTTTGCTGATAGTGCTGCAAAAAAGATACAAGGGCATGACCAAGTATTTGGAACACCAACAGTTGCTCCATACTTTGTAATAAATTGGTCCTACGATGTAAACTCATTTTGGTTCTATGCAGGTACTGCAAAGATTTACAGATTAAGTGGTACATCGACACATACTGATTTTACAAGAGCATCAGGTGGTGATTATTCTACAAACTTGGCTACAGTCGGTAACTGGACAGGAACGATATACAATGGTCTACCGATACTTTGTAATGGTATAGATGACCCACAAGCATTAGCTACGACAGGTGCAAGTGCATTTAGCGATTTACCAAACTGGCCCTCTAACACGACTTGTAAGACTATCAAGGCATTTGGTAATTACCTTATGGCTCTGAATCTTACAGAAAGTGGTACAAATTTACCTAACAAAGTTAGATGGGGCGATACAGCAGAAGATTTTAACTTTCCATCTACATGGACAGCAGCAGCAACAAATGATGCAGGTGCGGTAACTATAGGTGATGAAGCAGATGAGATCATAGATGGTCTTGCACTAAAAGAATCCTTTATTATTTACAAAGGCAACTCTACTTGGATTGCTAACTATATAGGTGGNAACCTAGTATTCAGTTTTAAAAAGTTATTTAACGATACAGGTATATTNACTAGGAACTGTGTACAAGAGTTTGAGGGCAAACATTTTGTTGTAACTCAAGGTGATGTTATAATCCACAATGGTGTATCTAAACAGTCAGTTGCAACTAATGCTATCAAAAAACACTTGTTTGAAGATATCAACAGTAGTTATTACCAACTAACTTTTGTAACACATAATGTGCAAAAATCTGAAATGTGGATATCATATCCTAGTCTAGGTTCACAATTTTGTAACAAAGCACTAATTTATAACTATGTA